CTTCATTTATTATAGATGTATTATCTATTATAGAATTATCAGATTCTATAAAGTTAATAATATTTTGTAATTTATTTTGTGTTAATAACATGGTAAGTATTTTTATTTTATTTATATTAATAGAAAAAAAATTATTTAAAATTTTTAAATAAAAAATAGATGCATAAGTTTTAAAAAACTTATGCATCTATTAAAAAATATTTATTAAAAAATCTGAAACGATATGTTTATTTAATCTAAAATTATATAAATTGTTATAGATATAAAATCTTTATCAGGTTCTGAACAATGTATATAAACAGAATTAAAATCATATTTAGTTTTTAATGTGTCTTCTACATATTTTAATATATTAATATTATCTTTAATATATTTAGTTTGACCTTTTAATATTATTTCTGCTGCTGCAGGATTTTTATCAGTTTTTTTATAAATTTTATATCTTTTTACTTTAGTATCTTCAAGAATATCAGAAATATTATTAACAAGCATATTTCCTATTTCTAAATCATATTCTTCTTTAGTTTTTTGTGTAGCTTCAGTAAGTAATCGAGCTTTTACATTATTTTTATTGGTTGTGTTTTCTGGTTTTTTCTCCGTTTCTTTTTTATTATTTACTGTATTTTCTGTATTATTTGTAAAAATAGCATCATCAAAAATATGTTTTAATGTATTATAAATATCAGTATAATCGATATTAAATATATGATCTTCATTGTCTGTATTATCTATTTCTTCTATAGGATTACAAGAACAATTTTTACAAGTATCTTTTTTATTCTCTTTTACTTCATTTGTTTCAGGTTTTTCAGAATTAATAACTTTTTTAATTACAAAATTATTTTTATCTCCAGATATATCATCAGATTCATTATATTTAATATTATCTGAATCTATTCCGAACATTTCTGTTAAAAGTTTATTTGCTGTATCTATAATATCTTTTTTATCTTCTGGAGATAATTGTTGTGATAGTTGTTCAAAAAAATTTTTACTCATAATTTGATTGATTTTTATGTTTTATAATTTATATTTAATTTTAATGTAAAAGTTTATATATCTAACCCATCTAAAATATTATTTGAAAAATATTTAGACCAATATATATGTTGATTATAATTATTTTGTTTACACCATATTATAGCATCATTAATATCCCATTTATATTTGTTCTTAGAATATGGATTTTTATCTGGTAAACCTAAATCCATTTTAAATTTATTCCACATAAAAACATTATAGCCTTTATCTAACATTTTTAATGCATGTTCATTTCCTGTTTTATCAGAATCATATACATAATAAAATGGTAAATCAATTCCTATAGATTTAGATGCACCTGCGGTGGCTATACAATTAGGTAATAGAAATGCGTCAAATGGACCTTCTGTTACTAATAATGGTTTATATAAATTAACATTAAATATATTAAAAACAGTAGATAAAGATTCTAGATTATCTGGAACTTCAATATTATCTTTTAAAATATTTTTATGTATTTTATTTAATGATAATGTTAAATATTTTGCTTTTCTTTTATTAGTTATATCTCTTATTTGAATACCGAATATTTTATCATTATCAATAAGATTTAATATTAATATATATTTACCTTTAGGATCATATAAAAAATTATTAAAATTATATTGACATCTATTTATTAAATATTGATAACCTGGTAAACATATAGAATTATTTTCTATTTCATAAAGATTTAATAGTTTTTTTAAATAATCTTTTGAAACTGAATATTCTATAGCTAAATTTTTATCTAATATTTCTGATATTAATTGATTATTATCATTATTTGTAAATGTACTTATATCTGTTGTATGATTAGTTATATATGTTAATGCGGATAATGATATAGGATTATCAAATTCTTTAAAGAAATTGGGAATCCTCATAAATTTTCCACAATTAAAACATTTAAAATTTCCAGACCATTTACCTTTTAATATAAAATGTGCTCTTTTCTTTTTATTATCTGTTGCAGAGTCACCGCAAAACGGACATGCAAAATTCAATCCATCAGAAACTTTTTTAATTATTTGTTTCTGAGTATTTCCAGAAAATTCATTTTTTAATATAAATGATAATTTTTCTGTTAATTCTGTATTAAATTCATTCTCATTTAAATCTTTTATTGTTAATGTAGAAATATCAAACATATATATTTTAAATAAAAATAATAAAAAGTTTAAACTACTAATAATTTTTGATCCATTATTTTTTCTTTTGCCCCTAATACAAGAGCCTACGCCATACCAGCAGATGATGCACCTAATTTACTATCTATTATTGTAGCTAATGATGATAATAATGTTATTAATTCTGTTCCATTTATCATACAATTATTTTGAGAATCACCTTTTAATTTAATATTATTTTCTGCATTTAAATTTATAGTTTTCGCTTCTAAATTAATTTCATTTCCAGATGTTATATTAATTTGCTATGGACTTTGTATATATATTTTACCATCTGTTAATTGTATTTGAACACCAGTTGTTTCATCTGGTCCATAATGTACAGTTATAGTATTATCTGGTGTTATCTAAACATAAGAACCTTTATAATACATTATTAAACCTGAACCTCTTTGATATTTAATAGATATATCTTCTTTTGGATCATATAATACACTTTTAGATCCTTTATAATCTGTTGCTAATTCTTGAGCTAATTCTCTAGTTATTGAATTTGTTCCATACCATTCCATGTTATTTATATCATCCTATGAGAATTTTACCCTGACATGTTCTCCAACTTCTGGTAAAAATAACTAACCACCACCAGGTCCTGAATAATTACACCAAGGTAAACTTTCTGTTGGTATGTTATCATGTAAACCCTATACTCTTACTTTAATACGACCAGCAAATGTAGGATCATCAATGGATTCAACAACACCAGTCTATATTTTATTCATATCCATAATTTCTAAATTATTTTTTTTATATTTATAAAAAATAAATATAAAAAGTTCATTTTTATTTATGAATAAATCTATAAGATTATTAATAGAAGGATTTTTTGATGATGAGATATTTAATACAGATAATGGTATAAAAACAGATATAGAAGATTTAGGTAGATATTATGAATATCATGTGGGTGACATAATTTATCAAAATAAAAAACCATATGCCGTATGTTGTGGAGATAATTTTTAGTTTAAAGATAATAAACCACGTTTTTGTTTATTAAATAAATCAAAATTAGCTTTAAGTTGGAGTATAAATGATGAAATAGTTAAAGATCTTTAGTGTTTTAAATTTAATCCAGAAACATTACAATATAATGATATATTAGAAATGTATAATATAGATGAGAATGGTTATGGGAATACATAGATTATAAAAAATAATCATGATATATATAAATTTCCTGCATTTAAATATTGTATTAATTTAGGTGATAATGTTTATTTACCAGCTATTGATGAATTATCGATAATGTATTTGCATAAAGAAAAGTTAAAAAAAATTATAAATTTTGATATTTATGATATTTGGTCTAGTACTTAGGCTTCAGCAAATAATGCATATTGTATTTCAATGTATGGTGGTTCTAGTTATTAGTTAAATAAATATCGCAATTTATGTCGAGTTCATCCATTTATGTTTAATTTAACTAATTAAATATAAATTATAAAAACATTATTTTTAAATTAAAAATTAAACAATTAAATATTTTATAATTATAATTATTAAAAATAATTAATTTAGTTTTTAATGGAAAATAATACAGAAAATATAATTAATCAAACTATATCATTAGAAGAACAATTATCCAGGTTACAAGATAAATGGACTGATATTATAAAAGAACTAAATGATAAAATGAAAACAATATCTTCATTAGATAATTTAATGAATGAAGTATATACAAAAAGACAAGAAGCTATAGATGTATATTATGGCACATTAAAAATATTAGCAACAAGAACAAGAGATTATAAAATAAAATCAGCTAATTTATATAATAATATAAAAACTGGAGCTAATGGTATAAGATATACAAATGAAAATGCTATTGCTACTCAAATAGAAAGTAAATTATTTGCAGAAAAAGAAACTATAGATCTTTTAACTAATTTTACAAATTATTTAAAAGAAACCATACAAACTATAGATAATATAATATATGGTATAAATGCAAAAATAAAATTATATGAAATGATTAACGGATTAAAATTTTAAATAATGAAAGAAAAATTAATTACAAAAAATAAAAAAGCGTATTTTGATTATACATTTTTAAACACATATATTGCCGGCATTGTATTAACTGGAACAGAGATAAAATCAATAAGAAATCATAAATGTTCTTTAGTCGATACATATTGTTACATTAATAATAATGAAATATATATAAAAAATTCATATATAGCAGAATATGAGAATAGAGGTTATTGTAATCATGAAGAAAGAAGAGATCGAAAATTATTATTGACAAAGCAAGAAATACATAAATTAAATAAAGAAGTTCAAACTCCTGGGTTTACAATAATACCGATTAAAATGTTCATTAATGATAAAGGACTATGTAAATTAGAAATTGCTTTATGTAAAGGTAAAAAAGACTATGATAAACGAGAGATTATAAAGCAAAAAGATACTAAACGAGAAATAGATAAAATATTAAAAAATTATTAAGGTCTGATAATTATCAGACCTTATAAATTTATGCATTTTCTAATATTTGTAATCTATTAAGAATGTCTATTATAGATGCGTTTAATGTAGACATATTATTATTTAATAAAGTATTTGCAGATTCTAATAGATATATTGATGCATCTGCATATTCAAGATAATGTATTAATACTGTTTCTAAATCATCTATGTCTTTATTTATATTTGTAGATATATCTGTTATTTTATCAAATAATAAATTAATTGATGTATCTGCATATTCAAGATAATGTATTAATACTTTTTCTGTATTATATTGATGTGTAGAAACATCTAATATAGTATTATAAACCATAGTTGATAAATCTAATACTTTTTGATCTACCATTGTAGGTATTTCCTCAACAGTATTAATTAAATCATTTAATCTTAAATTTGTATCATCAATAGATGTATTTAAAACAATAAACTACTATGTTATTACTAATTCATCATCTTTTAACTCTTTTTTTGCACGTTTTGAAAAACCAAATGAATGATTATTTACTATAATTTCATCTGTACTTATATCAAATACTATATGTGATTCATATTGTGATTGTATTTCTGAACTTAAACTATAAAAATCATTTGATACTACAAATCCACCTAAATTTGTGTTATTTAAATCCATAATAAAAATAGATTATTATTTTTAATTATTTATCTTAATAAAATATTTATTTAAATATTTTATATGTTAAAAATTTTTATTGTTCATATTGTTACAGA